TCAGTAGTGTAGCTTTCCATTTGCATTGAGTAGTCTGTAGAGTCTTTAAATATTTTAAGCATGTGCCCTCTTAGTTTAATGCCTCGACCACAACATTCAATTCTGTGGCCAATAGGTTTAATGCACTTGATGTGTTAGCTATATACATTTCAATGAAATCATTTGTGGTCATTTCCACAATAGCTTGAGAGAAAAAGTTTTCGTTTCTATTTGTAGCCGATGTTGTAGCCTGAGACTCTGACTCAGTGATTGTCACACCATTTTTTGCAATCCTAACCAGGATTGTTGCTTGTTGGGTGGTAACTGAGTTAGCAGACAAAGATGCAGTCACCTTGAATGATCTAGCAAGTCCACCAGTATAAGTGAGTCTGTTATTTGTATGACTAAACTTTTGATTGATTGGACTGGCCGTTGTAGTACCTAAAACTTTCTCAAAGATGTTTTGTGTGGCAATAGTGTTTTGAGTAGTGTTATTTGTATAGTACATTTGACCAATAGCCGATGAGTTCACAATCCCTTTACAGTTTGAGAAAAATGCTTTGTTGTCTGTGTATGTCACACCACCTGTGTAAGTTGAGCCCGATCCACTAAAATTGACCGTGTCTAAGATGTAGCTTTCTACTGGGACAGAGCAAAGTGGATCTACATAGATTGCCGTAGCTCCACCAAATGCCACAAAGCTTGAGTAGATGCAACGGATCCGTCTAGTCACTGTGAGTGTTGATGGGAAGTTTAAAGTGGTAGCACCTGCCACCCCTGAAAAGAGGCAGTTTACAAAACCGATTGTCCCGATGGTCCCAGTGAAATCCATGCCTGATGAATTAAGCAAGGCACAGTCACTCATGATGAAGTTTGAATAGTTAGCTATAGTGCCCACACCAGACCCACCACCACTTGCGTTACAGTCTTTAAAATTCAACCCGAACCAATCCAAAGCAGTGGTTGATGATGATGATCCGTTAAGATTTAAAGCAGTCCCATGTGTGATGGTAAAGTTTCTCATAGGTAGAGAATAGATTGATGTGATCAATGCTGTGCTAGCATTTAATCCTGTAGATAGCAGGAAGCAGTTTTCTGATGATCCACCTATGATGGTAGTGTTTTGTCCTGCCACTATTCGATCACCTGTTAAGTCAATTGTCTTAGTGATGAAGTAAGTTACATTATCACCAAGTGTGATCACACCACTTACTGGTGCAGGAAAGTCATTCTTATTGTTTACAAATTTAAACTCTGGATCTGGTAGCTTTAAATTAATTTCATCTATCTGAGATTGAAGATCTGACTCAACTGCATTTAACTCTGCATCTGTGGTCATCTCTGGATCAATAAACTTACTCTTAATATCAATCGGCATACTACCTCTACATTAAGAGAGGGGATTACTCCCCTCCCATTGAACTACTTAAGCGTTCTTTTGATACTTAACATAAACTGTGTCACCATTTCCGATCTGAGATTGTCCTGGTGAGACAAGATCATTAAGGAAAGTCATTGTAGTGCCTGAGACTGTAAAGTCATCAGAAGCACCTTCATGGATAGCAAGTCTATCAACATGAGCAGTCATTGAGTTAGCAAATGGTGCAAAGCTTAGAGTCACTGAAGTCTGACCATTAGAGATAGAGAATTTCTCTTTCACCCATGTTCTTGCTTCTAAAGCATCTACTCTACCATCTAGCAAGTTATCGGCTGCTATACGTGCATTTTCTTCATTCTGAATGTCTTGAGCTAGGGAAGCATCACCACTTGCACGTGCTGACTCCTCTGCATCAATCTCTGATTGAAGAGAATCAAGTTTAGCCTCTACGTTAGAACCTACTCCATAACTTACTAAGCTAGCTGAGTAGTCACCATAAGTGGCAACCACTGCACCAGTACGGCCAAAAACAGAATCAACATCAGATCCAGACTCAATCTCGATCCAGATAGATCCATCATAGATGTATGTCTTAGGAAGACCATTCCCTGAGTCTGTGACTTTTGCAACGTCACCCTCTTCAACTGTGAGAGCATCGCGAGAGGCAATGTTAGCGACAACATAAACATCAGTGATTGCAATAGCAGGAAGCTGTGAGCTTGGGATCTTAGAGTCTGCACCGAGTGTGGCCACTCCATTTGCCGCACCTTTTTGAGAAAGTGGGATAAAGGTAGCGTCTACATAAGTCTCAAGAGCATCCACCTCTGCTTGGATTGCACTGTCACCTGCTTGTCTGTCTAGAATTTCTTGATCTAAAACATCAGAGACTACAGTCAATTGATCATCTAAAAGATTGTCTGCCTCTGCCAAGCTTGTAGCCGCACCGATGAATGTTGCAGAAACATTTGGAGAGTAAGATCCATCAATACCTAAACCTGCACCTGCTTGTGTAGCATCTAGCTCTGATTGAATAGCTGTAAGAGATGATCCAGAAATGGCATCAATCTGTGATTGCAAGCTAGAGTCTGCGGCAATCCTAGCAGTTTCCTCTGCCAACACTTCCTGATCAGTGTAGGAATTTGCTGATGATAGTGTAGATGCATCACCTGCTATTCTAGCAGTTTCCTCAGCTAGGACCTCAGCATCTGTGTATGAGTTAGCAGATGACAATGTGTTTGCATCACCTGATTGCCTGTCTGCAATTTCACCCGCAAAAGGACCTGCAATAAATGCATCAATCTCTGTGTCTGTGTATGACTCAGCATAGGCCTGGGCAGATGCTAATGTAGCGGCATCACCACTTGCACGATCTACAATTTCTTGATCAAGGTTAGCTTTAAGAGCTACCTCTTGACCTTTAACTAGGACTTCATCAGAAGCACCAAGTTTGACTAACTCTACCTCTGTACCAGTAGAGTCTTTGATCTTAACTGATTGGCCATTCTCAAGTAGGATCTTTGATCCATCTACCTGATTGTTGCCAATAAACTTTTTTTGTAACTGTTGTGCCATATAAACCCCTCCGTAGGTTAATAATGAATGACAATAGTGTCACCCACATCAATAAATCCATCAAGTCCTAACCCGTTCCAATTGACTACATTGAGATTGACTTCAAAATCAATCCCGTTCAATTGTGGTATTCCACCCATTGGTGTTAGTGTTACACTCTCAGGATATAATGGGGCATGCGATAATTCAAATGCCTTATTGTCTACATGTGTTTGTGTTATAGTTATCTTGTCAACATTTGATCCTGTGCCTTGCCCTATGGGGAAACCACCCAAGGATCCATCACCACCGAAAAACTTATTTAGTGTTATATCAAAGACAATCTCACTAGCATCAAGAGCTAAACTTTCCCTTTGTGATTGTGTTAGTCTTGGTGCCTTAAATATTGCCATTTAAATCCTCTCACCCTGATCTATTAATGATGTGTCATTCATGCGATCACCTGTGTCTATGCTTAGATCACCTAACCCCATGTCAATCATTCCAGTCTGGATTTCATCCACTGATGTCAAAAATTGTAGCTCAACTTTAACAGGATTAAAAACCCACATTAAACCCTTACCTTTTCAATCCTTAAAATGACTTGTTTGCTAGGACCTGAGTAGGTGACTAGCACAGTCATGACAGTAGATGAGTTTCTTTTGTAAGTATGGAGATCTTGATTTGATGCAGGGAATGTGGTGATCATGTCATCCCAGTCTGGATCAACACTGATCCTATTGACTATGCTTGGCATGTAAGATGCTTCAAAGTCTAATTGATCAGATCCACCATCCTTTGGGACATAACACTCATAAGTCACTTGACCATCAATGGCCAGTAAGTGGTATGAGTCTGATCTAGAATCACCATAAAATATCTGCAAACTCTTTGAAGCTACTATAGATTTAAAGTCTGCCCAGGATCTTCTAAGCTTTATCATTCAAATTCCTTGAAACTTATCACACCATAAAGCAAGGCATTTGTAGTTAATGGGATCCCTACCATAGTCATGATTTCAGAGTTACCTGCAAAATCATCACCTAGTGTTAGGTCCCAAAACTTAGATAGTGCCTCAAGCTTCTCAGATGCCTGTAAGTTTCCTTTCATATAAAACTGAGCAACAATGTCACCACCTGTGAGTGATGTGGCCGATAGATCCCTTTGGCATAATGAGTTAGGGATATCTGCCCAGACTGCCCCTACAAGTGTAGGCTTGTGGACAATTTGCACCAAGAAATCATCTTGTGATGTACTAAATGCAGACATGTCCAAGATCTGGACTGGGACATTTGTGAAACCTGCTTTCTTTCTTAATGAGATAACAGGATATGCAACATTTATGTTTGGCATGCTCTTAGGTGCAGACAGATTTGAAACACTGTTTAAATGTCCATGCTGAGCATTGGCACCATTGGAAACAACTGAGCAACATGTAAATTCAAAGTAACTCTCTAAGCCAGACTGATTGAGGATCTCTGCCTGCACAGGCAAGGTCCCAGTCTGTGAGTAGAGACTTGTTAAAATATTGCTATGAAAGAATCTGTGAATGACTCTTATGTTTGCACCTTCAATGATTGAAAACTGGACCATGCCAGATCCTAACCACTGATAGGAGATTGATAAAATTAATTGTTTTGTTGGATCTAATAACACACCAGATGGATTTGTGATCTCATCACCTGATCCATCCATCTTATCTACATTCCAGTCTGCTTGATCTACATAGGTAGTCATAGGCACACCAGAGATGGATGATCTTATCCCTACTCTCATGGCACCATTTGATGCCTCTAAGATATAACCATTTTTCTCATCAAACATCCCTACTCTTTTGACTATCCCTGACTGGATGCCATGGAAGTTAAATGATGCAGTGATGGTGTTTGTGAAGGCAGGTGAATAGGGAAAATAATTTCTTGATCTAAATCTGGCTCTTGATCCTGCAGTGCTTGATGCTTGGATCTTTGCCGCACATCTTACAGAGTCATGAATGATGCTAGCTCCTAACTGAGTGCTCTGGATGAAGACTTTAGTTTGGAGTGAGTATTGAAAACTTGAATCAAATAATAAGTAAGGTGGTGCAGTCTTAACTCTACCGAAAGAGTCCTCAGATACTAATGAGACAGGTACAGGATTGTACGGCCCCTGCTCATTTATGACCGCTACTCTAGTCTTATCCTTGGATGGACCTTGTCTAAACCTAGCATGCTCTCTGTCTTTAATTGATCCAGGTAGAGTCATAGCTTAGCTCTCTTTCTAAATGCCTGCGATAATATCGCATCAGTTAGATCTTCAAAATACCAACACACCCACATGCCATCCTTTTGCTCTTGAAAATCAAAGTAGTGGACATACATTCCAAGTCTTTCATTGTTCTTAGCACATTCTAAGACCAGGTCCTTTTTAGACCTGGCCTCAAGAAAGTTTGGTATGTGAGTGAGTTTGGCTTCCATTTAACTCTTAGTTATTGATACGGATAAGTGGAGACTCAGTAGCCCCTGCACCTTTCTCACCAAGTTGAAGAGCAGTGATCCCAAATTGTGCATCCATAGCTACACGCTTAGACATAGCACCGATCTCGTTGGCACCTTGCTCAGACATGTTGATTTGAGCTTGGAAACCGATAGCTACTGCAGACTTCTCAAACATAGCAAATTGAGCATCTGATAGACCACTGTGAACTTGAACAGGGATCCCATGGATGTAACCAAGTACGTTAGCTTGTAGGTTAGCACCACCGAAAACATCTGCTCTCTTATATTCATCAAGCTTCATAAGTGCAGTATGTTGAGCAGGTGACACAAGTAGTGTAACCATGTTCATGTCTGCTTCAGCTTTACGTAGCTCTTCAATCATTTCAAGAACAGAATCATAAGTGATGTCACCAACTGCAGTGACGGGGATCCCTGCACCAAAGATAGTAGAGATCAACTCATTATCAACAAAGCGTGCAAGAGCAGTAGATCCACGCTTAGCACACTCAAGGTCCCAGTCAATTGATGATTGCATAGCAGATGATTGATCTACTAGGTAAGCAACATACGGAGTCTTGTCGATTGTAAGTGTGTCCACAGTTTCTACGATAGCCGTAGCATTTCCTGCAGATCCAAATGCTCTGTTAACTGCAGTAAAGCTTGATAGCTTAGGGAAAGAAATAGTCTTTACACCTTTGACTGCAAAGTTAGAAACATCTGTAACTTTAGGTAAAAGTTGAGCTTTAAATTGAAGCTCTTTAAGAACTAGGGAAGAGATGTAGTCCATCTTTGATACGTTCGATGGATTTAAAATAACGTCTGGCATAATTTACTCCTATTTGAATTTTGCTTTAATAAACTTTTCTAACTCATCTTTTTCTAAGGATCTGTAGTCATCAGTTTGATTGCCACCAATAAAGCTAGGCTTTGTGGTAACTGCTCCAACCTTTGGACTTTGTTTTTTCAACCATGGCTTTGCATTGAGAACTTCATTTTTGTAGATCTGTGCCATTTCCTCATTAATGCTTAATGACTCTTCATCAATAGCATCTTTGAGTAAGTGGGAAAACTTTGGTTGATTTAACAAATCATCAATGTCATTAACATCTGGTGCAACCTTAAGAAAGGTATTGATGATGTTAGTTTTCAGAGTCTTTTGTTTAATCTCAGAATAGGCCTGTGCTAGCTCAGAGTTTTTCTTGCGTTCATACTCTAATTGGCTAGACAAGTTACCATCCGTTTCCAGTTTCTTCCTCTCTACCTGTTCAATCATTTCTCTGTAGCCTGCATTTGATTGTTTGGCCTTGCGATGTTCATCAATCAACCTCTCGTTGGTCTTCTGAAGTGCATTAACCTTTTCCATCAATTGCTCAACTGATAATGTAGTGCCTTCGCCCACACTTGCTTGATCTCCACCAAGCTCTGCATTTTCCATGAATCCTCCTATTATTATTAATTTATCTAGCTCTATTGTCTAGATAATCACTTAAATGTTGACTTAAATGCTTTCTCTACAGCTTCCCCAACATAAGATCTAATGAGTTTAAAAACATTCTTATGAAATCTTTCTCCATCATTTGTGGGAAGTAAACGTCTTTTTGGTAACTCTCCACCATGCCAAAGTTTTGCACCTTCATTGTGGTAATCTGCTTTTTTATCATTGAACCAAATCATGGCCTCATCTCTTTTGTTTCCTGCTTTGAGTGAGTCTAGCATCTTGCCTGATAGAGTCATATTAATTGGCCTTAGCTTTTTGTTGTAGCCTAAACCTTGTTTGGCATAGGTTTTCTTCTTACCTTTTTCGTTGCTTGTTTTCTCTTCTATGACTGGGACAATCTGTTTACTCTTAGTGGTAAAGAAAGATAACTTCCCCTTGATTTGTTCATTGTATGACTCTGAATATCTTTGAAACTTTCTAATACCAAAGACAGGTGAGATCCCTTTTGTGATAAGGTCCTTAATTGCATCAGTTAAATATTTTCCCTTTCTCTCCACGATGTGGACAAATTCATTCTTTATATTGGCATTGGATTTCTTCAATGCCTTAATGACTTTGGTTGCGTTAATCCTGCCCTTTATCACTCAAATAATCCTCTATGATTGTGTCAACATAAGACGTTATGTCTTTCTTGAGTTTCTCTTTCTGATCTGGGATAAATCTTCTCATGGGGACTGTGTCACCCTTATTGTGGTTATAACTCTTGATAGCTTGATCCTCATCAAAGATCCCTACTTTTAAGGATCCATCTACTATCTCAAAGGTTAATGCCTCAAGCATGTCACCATTTAATTCCAGGATAGGGGACCGATCACCAAGCTTTTCTCTATCTGCATACTCTTTGGATAACTTTTTAAACTCACCATAACCACTGACTGGACTATTGGCATCACCAACATAAGAAAGGATCTCAGTGACAAGATAATCACCTATCTCATTTAATAGCTCTTTCTTTTCTGACTTGCTTAATTTAACTCCAAACTCATCTGCCTTAGCATCTATGTCTGGTTTAAATAGGAAGCTAGTCTCATCCTTTTTTAATGCCATTCTATGGGACCACTGATGGTTGAAATCCTGCACCTGGGATCATCTTGTTTGCATTTTCTTCTGAGATGCCAAAAGATGCCACAAGGATTGCTACCCCTGACTCTCTAGGGATTGTGCCATTTGCTACCTTCTCAACTACCTCAACAATAGATGTAACCTGTGCACCATTAAACGCATCATCTGTGCTTAGTGCCTCAAGAGCTTTACGCTTCTCATCTTTCTTCATCTCAAGTCTTTCTCTCGCCTGCTCATCTGATAAGTTAGGATCCACAATTTGAAACTTCTGCCATTCAAGTAGTACACCAAGGTCTTCCATGAGCTTAAGGTTTTCTAGCTTCTCTCTATCACTTACTAGGATCTTAGGTTTTCTGTAGATCACTTGGATGTTTTCAGATCTAAACTTGCCTGCCTCACCTTCATTGATGTGCATCTTTTTGATGATCTTATACACTTGTTGCTCAACGGTGTGATAAAGGTCTTGGTTAGCTTCAATTATTCCCTGCAAATCTGCAGAGCTTAATAATCTGTCAAATCCTGATGTAAATTTTTCGTTTGGATTAATGATTTGGTTTGAGTTAATTCCCTGCTCATCTAATATCATTGATAGATAAGTGAGGATAGATTCTCTATGCCCAGACAAGTTTGGAGTAGGTGAGATGTAGTCTGCCTCTGTGTCTGGATCATCTGGGTTTTTGGATTGTGGAAGCTTCATCCCTGTGAAGAGTCCTGATGTCACCATCTCAATCTCTTGATCTGCAGGGTACTTCAAAACCAATTGACCTATCTGCATGTTGCCACTTGTTAGGTAGACAGACATGAGAGCATTAAGCTCAATAGACTGATAAGGTAGTGGAGAGTTTACAGGATAGTTTGGATCATAACTTGATGGTACATAGACAAATGGAAGCACACCATAGGGATTGATCCCTTGTGGGTTTTCTGGGATCTCTAGATATTCAATCCTCTTTGATCCATTGTCATCCTTAGAGACTTTGAAAATCTTATGTTCATCTTCTGTCCAAAAGGCATAGACCTTTGATCCTCTTGCCTCATCTTGTTGCCCTGCCTCTGAGATAGTGGCATTGATGTAGTCTGACTCTGGGCCAGTGATCACATAGTCATCTGGATAAGAGAGGATAACTGCCTCAAGGGATCCATCTTGTGATCTGACTAAGTCATACTCATAAGGTGCTAATGGGATAAACTTAAACTCTTTTTTGACCTTATTATCTTCAATCTCTTTCTCAAGGAAGACTGCCATTAAGGCATACTTATGTTGATTGTAAACTCTGTCAAAGCTTCTCATGGCCTGATTAAATCTAAACTCACTCATGATGTCTTGATAGTCTTGAGTCTCTTGATCTGTGTCTAGCTTCCTGATCGGTGATTCTTTATAAGACTGTGACTTTTTATCTACAATCTTTTTGATCACTGAATAGTCTGAAATAGTGTAAGACTCCCAGGTTTTCGGGTACATTTGTTTGACTTTATTTTCTACATAGTAGCGTAAGTTACCATCATAGATCTGCCATGAGGCAAACTCTTTTTTCTTTCTGTCTTTGTTTTGATTTGATTCTATCTCATTGATTGTGTTGAAAACAAATTCTTGAGTTAATTGATAGTCCATGATCCACCCTTGATGTGTTTAATTGTAGGCAGGAATTTAACTAATGACAACTTTCTTGATCGGTTTGATTGTCTCAAGTCTATAACACCAATAACCAACTGCAGTAGTCACATGTTGCTCTTTTGGAGTAGAGTCATCCTCTACCAGTCTTGCACCTTGCTTATACTTTGTAAGTCTAAAACCTTTTGTGGCATCAAAGGCATCTTTGTAGATGTAGAACCTGGTTTGATTATTGGCATTGAGGAAAAGAGCGTTCATTAAGTTATGTCTTTCCCTTATGTGTGGGTTTGCCGTAGGTACTTCAAAGACCACATTCATTGGCCTATTGTCTTTTCTTCTGTGACTCATCAAGCATTGCTTTATGATGTCATAGTCTGATCTAAAGTTTCTTGTGTCCTTATGTTTCCCTGTGGCATCACCAAAGACTCTGAAGCTTGGACATTGTAGATCAAGGATCCCTGTGTCTGCTAGCTCATCCATGATGTTTGATGTTGAGGCACCTTCAATTAAGATGGTCTTGGCTACATGATAGGTCCCATTGATAAACTGTCCCACTGCCATAGACATTGGTTTATTGTGCCCGATGTTAAAGTCATGCATAAAGTCTATTGGAAACCTTGGATCAAACTGATAGCTATGATCCTTATAGTTTCTTTGCATGTCAAAATTCCAGTAGATCACTTCCTCAGCTATCTCAATCCATTTCCCCTCAAGCATCCTTAAGGCCATCTTAGGATCCAGATCATTCTTTAGATTCTGCACATACCATGGTGGCAAGAAAGGATTTTGCTCAGTAAGTGAGTATACCACCTTTCTATTGTGTGACTGGGATTCTATAAAGTAGTTATAGAGATAGTGTGAAGGTGAGTCTGGGTTAGTTATTGCGAGGATGATGTTTTGCTTGATTGCAGGCAATCGCCCTACTCTCATCTTGATAGCATCATAAAGCTCTCTTTCTGACTCTGTAGCTTCCTCGATAAGTGCCATAGATAACTCAAGTGATCTAAACTTTTCCAGGTTCATGTCATCATAGCTGTCACCAATGCACTCACTGCCATTGACTAGAGTGATCTTCATCTCTGATTTATTGTAGGATTTTATAAGCTCAGGTGTGTCTGATAGGTGCTTGAGAAACAATTGCCAAAAGGTCCTCTTAAGATCCTTTAAAGCTCTCCTCACAACTAACGCTCTTGAGTTTGGGTTTTCTATTAAGTGCCTTGCCAGGATGTGAGCACCATTGATTGACTTGGCAGATCCAACAGATCCAGAGAATAAGATCTCATTGATCCCTGTTGAGTAGTCAAAACTGTTGATCTCTTTGATTGCCTTATACTGCCAGGGAATAAGCTTAGGGTTAAACTCTTGCAGTGTAGGTGTGGACATTATTCATCTTTGTAGTTCAATGAAACTTGCACCACTTTTTGATCTATTGTCTGCTCTACTTTATCTTTTAAGTCTGAGACATTCACACTTAGAAACATGGCAAATCTTTCTTTGTAGATCCCAGATAGTCCACCTTCAATGAGCAAATCTTTCTGGATCCCCTTACAAATGTTATATGCCTCTAAAAATTCTGGATGTTTATCACACCAATTAAGCAAAGTTTGGTGATGCACACCATGCTCTAATGCAAACCTTTCAAAAGTAGGAAACTTTGTGATTATGGTCTTGTGCCCAGAGTAAGTGGCAATTGGCCTATTGAACCATTTCATCATCTTCTCTGGCATGTCTTCAGTGTAAGTGCTTGGTCTTCCCACTTGCCTCATTCATCCACCTTCACAAATGCAACAGTGAAAAGCTTTTGATTAAGCAGATAAGACTGCATTAATTTATTGATGACCTCAACCTCTGTTGGATTGACCTCAAGATTGATCGTGACTGATCCATCCACTCTGGTTTTAATAGAGCTTAAGATGGCATTGATTGCCCCTACTTCCATTAGACCTCCGTCTAAATGCTTTGATATGCCTCACGCATGTCAATAATTTGATCTTATTTTGATGTGTTAAGATGTGTCAACTAATAACAGGCATTTGGCACATAAGTGACCTGACATCTGTCTAATTCAGTCTGTGGTGCAGATGATGGATAGAAATTTGAAGCGACCTCTGCTTTGCAAAGAAAGATCTTTTCGGTCCCAGATATGCATTTTTCCGTAGGTTTACCGCAAGAGACTAATAATAGCAGGATAAAGATTTTCATATCCCCATTATAGCATAGGGTAAACTTAGGGTAAAATTAATCGGCATTTACAATCAATCCAAAGACTTACTATCATTAATCATGAGAGTCTTAATCTTTATTTTGTTACTCCCTTTTAATTCAATCGCCCAGGATGTCTTATTAGAGGCCATGTTTAAGGATTGGAGTCTTGAGGAAGAAACTGATGAGATTGAATATGTTGAGACTGATGCAGAGATCTACCACTGGGAATTAGGCACACCCGACAATATCCCACCCACTGAGATTATTTACACTGATGAGCAAAGCCCTTGCCGTATAGGATATTAACTATCATTTTCATCTAAATCTATAGGATGGAAATATTGTCCTGATAGTTTAACTTCCCAACCATTATCATCAAACCACTTTTGGGCCTGTCTATGTTTGGATGCAAACAGTCTGTTAGATGTTGAATGGATTTCATTGTGATGTTTTAAGCAGAGAGGCATCAAATTCCAGGTCTTCCACTCATGCTCAGGATAAGTCTTTCTTCTATAGATGTGGTGATATGTCACCATTTTGGGTTGATTTTGACCACATATGATGCATGGTTTATCACTTTCAAAACTCATTAAACTAATGCCTTTTCTAACCGCTTCCTGGTGTCATCAAGCTCTGCCACAAGGATGATGTTTTCCTCTTTTAACTTTTTATTTTCATCATGGACCTTGTCAGCAATAACCCTCATCTTAACCCAGTCTAACTCAAAGTCTATGAGCTTATTCTCAAGATCCAAGATCCTTTTTTCAAACTCTGCACACTTATCATGTTTAATCATGTTAATCCTTTATCTCAATTTTTATGCCATAAACACTGTCAAGAAACTTGACTGCCACCATTTGTGGATTTTGTTGAGACAATAAGTCTGCTTCAAATTTAGTTAAT